GATTATAGAAGCAGATAACGAAATGAACAAGTCAACAGGAGAGCAAGTTAGATTTATCAAGAACTATGAACTAATTGAATTGTCAATTGTTGACTCTCCAGCAAACCAGCTTTGCAATGTTCTTTCAATTTCTAAATCAAATGGACAACTTGTTTTTAAAGGAATGGCTGCAGAAGTTGTTACAGAAAATATTTTTTATTGTGAAGATAGCGATTCAATCTTCATGTCAACAGAAAAAACTTTTAACTCACCAATCAGCGGTAAGCCTGCAACATTAATTGGTTGGGTAGAAAGTTCAGATATAAATAAAGCGAAAGAAATAGATAAGATTCTTGCTTCATTTCAGAAGTCAAGATTACCGTTGCCTGAAGTACAAATAGCAAAACAGGCAAACGTAGAAGGAGGTAATGAGATGGAAAAGCTTAATGTTAACAAAGAAGCTGAAGCTGTAGTAGAAGCTCCAGCTGTAGTAGAAGAAGCTCTACCAGTATCAGAGGCGCCAGTTGCAGAGGCAACTGATGCAGATTCAACTCCTGCGGATGCAGTAGCAGAAGCAGATCTTGAAAAATCTGATATCGTTTCAGAAGAAACAACTCCTGCCGACTCCGTTGAAAAAGCAGCCGAAACAACAGAAGAGGTTGAACAACCTGATTTTGCAAAAATGCTAGGCGACCTAAAGGGCTTTTTCTCAGAGACAGTGACAAAAGCAACAGAAGCTAATGCTGCTCAGGTTTCAGAAATCAAAGAAACTGTTGAGGCATTCAGCAAGAGTGTAAATGCTCAAATCACAGAGTTAGCAGAAAAGCACACTGCACTTAGTGCAGCTGTGACAGAAATCAAGGGCACCATCGAAGGTGTTCAAAAGCGTGTGGATGCTGTAGAAGGCGAAACCGCAATTAAGAAGTCCTCAGATCTTGGCCGATCAGAGGTAGTAACAAAGTCAAATTCAAAATGGCACGGTGCTTTCCTCGGTTCCGTAAATGAAATCTTCAACTAATAGGGTAGGTGAAAATAAATGAGTAATGAATTGTTAGAAAAGGCTGCAGCAGCTGGTACAACAGTATCAACAGGCTTCGGCTCATCAACAGGTGGTTCAGGCGTTCACACAGCTTCCGAAAACGGAAATGGTGGTCTCCTTAACCCAGAACAGTCAGCTAGATTCCTAGACTATATGTTCGATGCTACCGTAATTGGTAAGGTTGCACGTACTGTCCGAATGAAAGCTGATACAACAGAGATTGATCGTATGTCAATCGGAGAGAAGCTTGTAAAGCTTGCATCTGAAGGAGAGAACACTGCTGTAAATAGCGGAGTAACTTTCTCAAAGATCTCTCTTACAACTAAGAAGCTACGCATGGACTGGGAGCTTTCAACAGAGTCACTCGAAGACAATATTGAGGGTGCAGATCTAGAAGATCACATTGCACGTATGATGGCAACACAGGCAGGAAATGACATCGAAGATGTTATCCTTAACGGTGATGAGGATCTTACAGGCGATGCACTTTACAAGTCTTTTGATGGCGCAGTTAAGAAGGCTAAGTCTTATGGTCACGTAGTTGACGCAGAGGGTGCTAATATTTCTCGTGCTGTATTTAACAGCGCATTGAAGGCACTTCCACGTAAGTACAAGCAACGTCGTACAGACCTTCGCTTCCTTTCTGGCTCAAACTTGATCCAGGATTATCTATACAGCACATCACAGAACATTCAGAACGTTAACCCACAGGATATTGCTTCTGGCATCATCCGTGGTGATGTTCCTGTTCTTGGTGGCCCAGCAGGATACGTTGCACCATACGCATTCGGTATCCCAATTGTAGAAGTTCCTCTTCTACCAGAAACACAGTCTGGCGATTATTCAGGCGCAGCTGGTTCACACGGTGACATCCACTTGACATTCCCAAATAACGTAGTTATTGGTATCAAGCGTGACGTAACTGTTTACCGCTTCTTCTGGCCTCGTAAGGACTCAATCGAGTACACAATGTATACTCGTGTTGGTGTTCAGATCGAGCAGGCAGACGCTTGGGTCGTTGTAAAGAACGTCAAGGTTGCTTCTTAATTAATTTAAGATAACCATTGGAGGCCCCCTAAATAAAATTAGGGGGCTTTTCATTTTAATTTGTTAATGCTATAATTAATGTACCTAGAGTAAGGAGAAAATATGTCATTTGACAAACTAAAGGTAGCAGAGCTGAAAACAATAGCAACCGAATTTGCTGTTGACACGGAAGGCCTAAAGAACAAACAAGATATAATTGCAGCGATGGCTGAAGAGGGCGTCACATGGGACGTATATCAAGCAACAATTAAAGAGGTTGCTGAAAATACAGAGGAGATCGAGATTTTGCCTAAGTTTAATGTTAAGGATGAGGTTCCAGCAGATTCTGTATTGGTTAGAATGACACGAGCAAACATGCGTTATGACATTATGGGTCATACTTTTACAAAGGACCATCCATTTGTTGCAATGCCTGAAGACCAAGCTCAGAAAATTTTTGATAAAGAGGGGGGCTTCCGTTTAGCAACGCCTAAAGAAGTACAGGAGTTCTACGGCTAAGCATTTTAAATGGCTGAGATTTATAAGGACCAAACAGCTCCAATAAAAACAAAAATATTTTGGGGCGGAGAGATAGTTGATGCTGATAATGATGACGTTATAGCAACAATCTATGATATAACAGAGGACAATACAATAAATCCAGCTGTTAATCCAAATACGCCCGTAACTGTATTGGAAGCAACCAAACTAGAAACAGATGCAGGAACGTATCAAATTGTTATACCTCTTGAATATTGTTTAAGAAATAGAAAGTTTAAGATCGTATGGTCTTATTCTGTTGACGGAAACGATGCAGCTCACACATATTATACAGATGTGGTAACTCCGTATGCAAACCTTTCAGACGTTTGGGAGGATTTAAATATTGGTACAGACCCATCTGATCCAAATTACAGAACGTATCATGAGATACAAATGGCAGAAAAGTATGCAAGAAAATTAATTGAAATTTATACAGCTCAATTTTTTTATCTATATGACGACACGCAGATAGTTTATGGTTACGGATCTGACATTTTGCCTATGCCATTTAAGGTACATGAAGTGCATGAGTTGTATGAAAATGACATACTCCTTGTTGATAAAATAAATAATGTAAACAACTGGATATATGATCCAATCATCTCAGAGTCTGGATTTGGTGTAAGGGTAAATAAACAGGATTTATACGACAATACAATTTACACCGCTAATGGATATATTCCTCCATCAATAAACGATAGAGGATTTCACGGAGCATTTAAAAAAGATGCAAGATACACCGTTGCAGGAAGATTTGGGTGGAGTTCAGTTCCAGACAATGTTGAAGAAGCATGTATAGTTTTAATAGGTCAGTTCTTCGAAAAAGACTCGGCATGGAGAAATAAATATGTAAAATCAATAAGTACATTTGATTGGAAATTTGATTTTATGGAAGATGCTCACAGAGGAACTGGAAATCTGTATGCAGATCAGTTGTTATCACCATATGTCCTCAATGGCATGGTGGCATTCTAAATGGACATCATAACCTCTGTAATGCCTATGCAGTTGGACGTGTATGTTCAATCTGACACACAAGATATAAACACTGGAGCAATTAAACGTGAGTGGAATTATTCATCAACAATAGATTGCCACGTCAAATCTGTCATAGGAAATTCAACTTCTGTTAGAGGAAGCGATCAGCAGGTTATAAATAACAAATACAAAAACGAACAAACTTTACAAATTAGAACAGTGTCTAAGTTAAGTTTAAGACAAAAAATAACTAATATAAGAAATAAAAATGGTCAGTATCTTTGGACTGAATTAGACTATCCTTCAGACACACCAACTGTGTTTGAAATTGTCGGTTCTACTCCAATAATGGATCCTTTTGGAAACGTATTAGGATATAACAGCAGCGCAAAGAGATCGGAGAATCAGCAAATTGGAATCTAATGTGGCTTTACTTCAAGCAGCCAGCGGTCTAGAAAGACTGATGGTTGGAGTGCCACAAAATGGTCCAATAAAAGATAGTACGGTTGCACAAGTATCTGCATTGCTTTATTATCAAGCAAATGTTCTTGCAAAGCTTGAACAAAACAAAGGTTTTCAAAAATTATTTAAAACAACAATATTTAATCAAATTGAAAAAGAGTTTGGTGAGTATGTTGATGCAAAAGCAAGAATATCTCCAAGATCGCTCCACCACGTGTACGAATGGAATAGAACTGGAAAGCCAACTTCTCGTTTGTTTAAATTAACTTCTACAAATGCTCCAGGTCTTGCTTTTAAGGTTAATTATGAATTTAAACTATCAAGATCAAATGTTCCATCAAAAAACAAAATGCAAAGAAATAAATATAAGTTTGCAAACAAGGCTAGAGTCATGGAAACAGGAATGCCTATTGTTATTAGACCTAAATCCGCAGAACGCTTAGTATTTGAAATGAATGGACAAACTGTATTTATGCCTAAGGGAGCTTCAGTACTCGTTAAAAGACCTGGCGGAAGCGGAGTAAAGAATCAATTTGATTTAGCTTATTCCAGATACTTCTCTGGAGAACTTGTAAATTCAGCAATTAAAAATTCAGGATTTCAACAGATATTTAGTACAAAAATTATTAAATCTTTAAATGCACCAGCATCAATTAAAAAGGTTAGATATTCCTTTTCCCCAAATACTATTAGAACAGAAGCTGATTCAGCTTTGATGAAAGAATTTGGAGGGGCCCTATAATGGCAGACTATTCAATAGACGCAATGTATGAAATCAGAAGACATCTATGGGATGAGCTTGTTTCAAATGATATTATAGATCCATCAGATTACTACCTTGAAAACATATCATCAGAAATAATTCCAATTTTGCCAGTACAGCAACAGGCAGAAATGGATCAATTTTTGAGCGGTAAGACTCACATTGTATATGACAAAATAAGCACATCCTATGAAGAAAATTGGATGATCTGCACTGAAAAGATGCTATTTACAATATACTCAACAGATTATAATCAAATCAATATAATTAGAAATTTAATGATAGACGTATTTAGAAGAATGGACGATTCTGCTAGGGACCTAAATGATTCAAGATCTACAGATAAGCTTAAGTTTCATAGCACATATGTTGCCGAAATAACCCCCACAGACCCTTCAGAGGAGATGCAGGGATTCCTGGCCTCAGATGTAATTTTAGAGGTCAAGTACTCAAGGACAACTGGTCAACTAGGACGATTTGACTAGTTTGCTTTGTGGCAGATTATACACTAAAATTAGCTAAGAGGAAAAAAGCCTAGCCAGCTTTTGAATTTGGAAATAAATATATATATATATTCATTTTACAGGAGGTAGTAAAACATGGCACAAAATACAGGTAATGCCAAAAATATTCTTGTCGGTGCTTCACCATTGTTTCTTTCAAACATTGACGTGACAGCTTCTGGATACGAAGACAATGCCGAACCAGGTACAGGCGACTATGCTTTTATATCTGGTGAATCTTTTACAAAGACTCTTAACGACATTGATCAGGTAGCAGGACAATTTGGATATCGTAACGTTGGTTATACCAATAACGGTCTTCAGGTAACATACAACCCATCATACGGTTCAGTTACAGTTGATCAGCTCCTTGACACAGCAAAGCTTTTCAAGGAATCTATGGAAGTTATGATTGCAACAGAAATGGCAGAAGGTACTCTTGAAAACGTTCTTGCAGTATTTGGTCAGCCATCAAATGGTGGATCAACAATTTCTTCAGCAAACACACTTATCACAAATTCAGGTACTGGAGATGCACAGATCGATAAATTGGGTATTGCAGCAGGTGCACTTGGAGTTGCTCCAACAGAGCGTCAGCTAATTGCAGTTGGACAAGCTCCAACATCTGAAGCAACAAAGACTGAGCGTGTATACTATGCACGTCGTGTTCTTTCTGTACAACAGTCACAGTTCTCTTTGGCTCGTAACGCAGCAACAACATTCCCAGTAACTTTCCGTTTGCTCCCATCAGGTATGGCAGGAAACGAAGGTCAGGAATATGGATTTATTGTAGACCGTATTCTTGTAGCAAACTAATAACTAAATAGTTATTTAAGGGGCCCCCTAAGAAATTAGGGGGCCTTCTACTTGTGCTCGTAAATACATTATGATACAATAAATGAGACGATCCTTAGGAGGATAAATTGGCAACAACAGTATACGACGTAGAAGAAATTACGTTACAAAACGGGAAGACCGTTAAATTAAAACCTCTTTCAATTAAAGAGCTAAGACGATTTATGGTTTCAATTCAAGGTATTGCACAAGTTACCGAAGAAGAAAAAACTTTAGATATTCTAATTGATGCATGTGCGGTTGCACTAGAAAAACAGCTACCAGACTTGGTTGCAGATAGAGATGCACTAGAAGATGCATTAGATGTTCCTACAATTAATAGGATCCTTGAAGTTTGCGGTGGAATTAAACTTGACGACCCAAACCTAACAGCGGCAGCGGCTCTGGCTGGTCAGATCTAGATCTTGCCGCTTTAGAGGGAGAAGTATTTCTCCTAGGACATTGGAAGAATTACCAGGAGTTAGAAGAAAATCTTTCAATGCCTGAACTCTTACAAACACTTAACTCTAAAAGAGATAAGGAGATGGAAGAGAGAAAGTTTCTAGCATCACTGCAAGGTGTTGAACTAGATGAACCTGTCAGAGAAAATAAAACTTTTGATGACATAAAAAGAAAGGCCCTTGGGATACACGCTAGAGGAGATGATGTGGTATCATTACAAGGAGATTTTGCAGCAGAAGCTGGATTTGGTATTGGAGCAGGACTCGGATACCGCAAGGAGTAATGACAGTTGGCAGAGCAACATATTAATACCAACATAACTGCGACGGCTAATTTTTCTAGCTTAACAGCGCAGTTACAGGGCATTACTGCTGAACTTATAAAGCTTCAGACAACTACAATCGGACTTAATAAAAACCTATCTAATCAGATAGGTATAATGAATCGTTCTTTTGCTGAGACACTAAGATCTACTGGTCAATTTGCAACACACTTTGTCACGCTAACATCAGACGTTGATAAGTTCGGAAAGAACCTAGACGCTGGAAGAATGAAGCTTAGCCAGTACTTTAATGTATGGCAAGGTCATGCAAAGAAAACAAATTCTTTAGTAAAAGATTTAGCAAAACAGCAAGTTTTAATGGAGAATGCAATTCTCCAACCACTAGGTAAAAATGCTCAAGGTCTTATGCAGTACAATGTGCATGTTGCACAAGGCCTTGATGCTATTAAAAATAAAACAGCATTAGCTAGACAAGAAGCTGCAATCCTTAATAAGGTTATGCAGGACGGTGCAAACCAACTTATTAACTGGGGTAAGAATACACAGTGGGCAGGTCGTCAGTTAACAGTAGGTCTAACTGTACCGATGGCGGCATTTGGATCAGCAGCTGCAAAAGCATTTAGAGAAGCAGATGCAGAACTTGTAAGATTGACAAAGGTGTACGGCGGATTAGGTGCAACAACACAAGAACAGCTTGCACAAGTTAGAGAAGATGTAAAAAATACAGCAAAAGAATTAGCATCAGCGTATGGAGTTTCATATAAAGAAACTATTGGATTAGCTGCTGATATTGCAGCAACAGGCAAAGAGGGAAAAGATTTAATAGCTTCAACAGCTGAAACAACAAGATTAGCCGTACTTGGTGAAGTAGATAGACAAGAAGCTATGAAAGCAACACTTGCAATTCAATCTGCATTTAAGCAAAATACAGAAGAGTTAACTCAATCAATTGACTTCCTTAACGCAGTGGAAAACCAAACATCAACATCGCTTGCTGATTTAGTTGAAGCAATTCCAAAAGCGGGACCTGTTGTTAAATCATTAGGTGGAGACATAAAAGATCTTGCTCTTTACTTAACCGCAATGAAAGAAGGCGGAGTAAATGCAGCAGAAGGAGCAAACGCAATTAAGTCAGCAATGGCTTCTTTGATTAACCCAACAAAAGTTGCAATAGGAATGTTTAACGATATGGGCATAGACCTGTCTGGTATTGTTAGTAGAAACGCAGGAAATTTAACAGCAACAATTCTTGATTTACAAGCAGCATTAGATAACCTTGATCCATTGAGCAAGTCTAGAGCAATTGAGCAATTATTTGGAAAGTTCCAATATGCAAGAATGTCTGCTTTGTTTGAAAATCTAGGTAAGCAAGGATCTCAAACACTACAAGTTATTGACTTGATGAAGGCAAGCACAACAGATTTAGCAAACATATCTGCACGAGAATTATCAGCAATGACAGAGTCTGCCTCTGGTAAATACAAGAGAGCATTAGAAACAGTTAAGGCTGACCTTGCAGCAGTAGGCGAATCCTTCTTAAAAATTAATACATTTGTACTTCAGACTATTGATGGAATTGTAAAGTTTGTAGATAAACTGCCTGGGCCAGTTAAAAACCTTTTGACATTAATGGGCGGTATTACAGCTCTAGCAGGTCCGCTAATTATGCTTACAGGTGTTCTTGGCAACTTCTTTGGATATGTTATTAAGGGAGTATTCCATTTAAAGAATCTATTTAAAGGCGGACAAGGATTTAAGCTCCTAACTCCAGAGATATTGGCTGCTTCAAAAGCTGGATCCTTATTAGAAACTTCTTTTTACAGCGATGCAAAAGCTACCGCAACATTAAAGAGTGCAGTTGAATCTCTTGCACAATCATTTGATGTATTAAAAGATAAAGCATTAGCTTCTAGCGTAGCAGTATCTCAATCTTTCAGCACAATGTCAGGAACTCCTTTAGTTCAAAGTCCAGCGGCAAGAGCTGTTGTTGGAGAAAGAATGGCGGATAAGGATCACCCATTAGTTGGAAAACCATATTCAAGACAGATGTCTCATTTAATTCCTGCTCAGTCAGAGCAACCAGGAACTATATTCGGTGTGGTGCCTGGACCAGGACCAGTAAATGTAAGAATTGGTAAAAATCCTCAAATGTATATGCAGGGCGAAATGCCGCATATTGCAGGACTTACATCAATAAGAGGAGTAAGTACGGGTATTGTTGCAGATGAAGCTGCAAAATGGCATGCAATGACTGCAGCAATTGCAACTCAATCAGAACAAGAATTGGCTCTACTAAGAACAGAAATAAGTGCAACTGGAACAATTACAGCATCTTTGTCAGATGCTTATCAAGCAATGTTGCCACAAATGACAGAGCTTACTGCTCTTGCAGCACAGGAATCTTCTTTAATTGTTAAAGAATTACAAGCTGGCAAAATGACTGTCGATCAGGCTCGTTTGAAGATAATGGAATTGAATGCTGTAATTGAAAGAATGATGGCTGAAACAGCAACACAGGTTGCAACTGGAATGGGCAGAACTATTAATTTGACTACTGTTCCTTTGACAAAACAACCAGTTGTTGGCCCTGGCGGAAAATCAAATATGAAGGAGTTGTTCCATAAATCTGATACAGCAAAGTTAGTAGATGAAATTGCAAGAAACCTAGGTGTTAGAACATCAGGCGGAGGCTTTAGTATTGAAACTACTGTTCCAAAAAACATGCGTAGATACAATGCTGGTGGAGGAATTGAAACATTCGGCCCAGGAAAAACAAGAGTATCTGGACCAACTTCAGTTAAGTATGATGACAGAATGGGATCCGTTCCAATTGGAGGATACGTATTAAATCAAGCAGCATCAATGGATCCTGCAAATAAACCGTTAGTCGATCAAGCAAAGAATACATTTAATTCTGGAGGAAAAATCGATGCAGCACTTACTCCAGGAGAGACAGTATTTGGTCCTAAGATTCAAGATAACCCAGAACTTCTTGCTAGAGTAGATGCCGCAAATAATGGATATAAGGCGGGCGGTAGAGTCATTTATAATAAGTTTGGATATGGAGTTCAATCAGCATCTTCACAAGACTGGAAGGTTTGGAAGAATTTATTAACTGCTTCAGAAAGATATACAAGTTCTCCAAACTGGGAGCAAGAAATAAGATCAAGAGTAATCATGCACGATGCTACAGTCTTGGCAAGCAGAGGAATGCCTTTTAATGAAGCAACAGTATGGGCTACAAGAGATTATGATTCTGCAGTAGCTTTTTCAAAAAATCCAACAACTGGAATGATTAACAAAGCTCAATGGAGACAGATTAGAAAAGCGCAATTTCAAAGAGCTGCTTTAAAAATAGATATTTTAAATAAACCAGTTGATCCAAAAAATCGTAGAACTTTAAGAACAGAAGCTGAGGCAAGAATTGGTGCAGATAAAGCAAGACCAACACCAGAAATTCTTGATCATATTTGGAAGAACCCTCAAGAGTACGGCGGGAAAGCAACCGTTAGAAGAATTTTTGAAAGACTACAATTTGAAAAAGATTTAGATGGCAAATGGAAAGTTGACAAGTATGGCAAAGTTGTAGGTAAGTATGTAAGTGAACATACTAGCCCTGCTGCAAAATGGTTGTACAAGGCTGTTGGAAATTTTGGACAGGCTATGTGGGGAGAAACAGATATAAACTCAATTACCAACCAAGTCCGTACAGGGTTATCTTTGGGTAAAGCAAACAACAATTTCTCCTATTGGCCAGATGAAGTAATTCAATCTAATGCAGGATTAAAATCTTATTTGAAGTCATTCCAGAAGAGATTCGGTGTTGATTTAGGAGCTTCAGATGTAAAGTCAATTTCTGCAAAAGGAATAACATCAATGCCTCCACTTTTCAGGATGATGAGACGTGGACTTGCTGCAAGAACATCTAGATTTGCAACTGGATTTGCTGCTAACTCTGGAGGAATGATTCCAGGTTATGCAGGCGGAGGCCCACTAACTAAATCAATTTTGATGAAAAAGATTGGTGCTGGATTTGGACCTACTGGAGAAAAGGCAGCATCTTCATTCCAGTCCGCTCCTTGGGGAGTAACATCACTTACCTTAGGAATGGGCAAAAAGTTATTTGGTTCTTCTGGATTAACTCCAAGAGCTCAAAATCTTATGTATAACCATCTTGCCGAAGCGCTAGGAAAAGAAATGCCTTACGGCTATATGAAAAATGCAAAAGGACAATTATTAAGAGCTGTAGAACCAGAGACAGTGGACAGCATGGTACGTGCAGCAGCAAGTGCAACTCTTTCTAGCGGAGATAAAAGACTTTCTAGAATTGATAGAGAAATTCTAAGAGAAAAATATGCAAACTGGTCAAATTCAGACTGGACTCCTTCTACAAGAAAAATTAGAAAAGAAATGTTTGGATTTAATGCTGGAGGTCCTGTAGGATATAACATGGGCGGAGCAATAGGAAAGATGATACTCTCTGGCGTATTGTCCTCAGTAGGATTTCCACTAGGTTCTTCAATGGGTTCCAAGGTTGGCGGAGACATGGGCGGTATGATGGGAGGCATGCTTCTTTCAACAATACTTGGAGGAATTCCATTTGCTGGCGCCAAAATGCCTTCTATGAGAAGTTCAAGAGGAATGGAAGGTCCAAGGATGGAAAATGGATCTTTCTTCTCAAATCAATCAGCTATGACAAAACCGCTTCCAGGGATGGAGAAGCTTTCTACAAAATTTGCTTCGCTAGGAGCAAACGGAGGTAAGTTTGCTGGAGTTCTTGGAAGAATGGGTGGCCTATTAAGCAAATTACCAATGTTAATGAATCCAGCAGGTTTAGCGATAGCAGGAGTAACTGCTGCTGTAGCAATAGGAATAAAGCGTTGGGGAGATCACAATGAGCACCTAAGAGTTGGAATGACTCAATATTCTTTAACTGCTGAAGCTGCACAAAAAGCAGGACTTAAGTTTAAAAATTATAATGATGTAATGAAGGCTACAATTGAAAATGCCAAAGCTCTAAGAGAAAAGAATCAGTTGGCATATGAAAGTTTAATGTCTGCAAATCAACCAATTGAAATGACAATTGAAGAGTATAAGAAGCTTAAGGCAGAGGTCAAGGGCGTATTTGGAGATCAGATTAAACTAATTAATCAAACAAAGGGTGACAAGAACTTAAAGAATGTCGCTCTAGATTTGAAGAACCAGTTTATTGCTGCAGGTATGAGCTCAGAAGAAGCCACAAAGAAAATTTATGCCATGTTTAAAGTTTCAAAGCAATCTGATAGTGCATTGCTTGCTACTGTAAATAATCCTGCATTTAATAAAGTTGTAGATGCTCCAACAGCAGCAGTATCTGCAATTTCTAATTACGGACGAGCATCAAGAGAAGGCGGCAAGGAAGGTGCTGGAGCAGCACTAACTTCAATGACAGCAATGGATACAGCTGTAGAAGAAATGATTAAGAAGAGCAGAAAAGCCGCAGCAAAAGATAAAACTGGAAAAACTAAAGTATTATCAGAGCTTCAGGCCGAACAGCAATTAACTGAAAAGATTAACAGCGCTAAGGGAACTGGATTCAAGATAACTCAAGAAACAATTAATGAGCTTGCAAAAGAAAATCCATTAATTAAAAAGTTTGCTAATACCCAGGATACAGTACTTAGCTTGTGGCAAAAAATTAGATTGCAGGCAAAGGGATATAGCGGAGATCTTTCTCAACTAAATGCTAAGCAAACTGCTGCATTGTTAGCAATGGCCAACAGTATTAGTGCTTCAGTAGAAGCTGCAAACAAGTCTGGACTACTTAAGAATCAATATGATGCATTAGATAAACTTACAGCACAACAGAAAAAATTGCTTGCTGCACAAAAGGGACAATCTGTACAGCAACAAATAAATACAAGAGATCAACTAAAGGGACTACAGAAGCAGATTGATTTAAACAATAAGCTTGCAGAGTCTAGATTAAAAGCATTAGATCTTGCAAAACAAGAAGGCGATCTTGCTAGAGAACTTGAAAAGAAGAGAGCTGCATACGATGCTGCAGTAGCAACAGGAAATACTGCAGAAGCTCAACAATTATCACTTGACATTAAGGGTATTCAAAGTGATATGCAATATAACTCTCAAAGAGCTGCTATTGAAAATGCAAGAGATGCTGCAAATAAACCTTTACAGGCTAAGATTGATGCAATTAATGCAGCAAATGAAAAACTTGCCGATAACGCAGCATTGGCTGGAGAAAGCCTAAGCAAACTAAACGATAAGATTGCTTCACAAAAATCAAAGATTCAAGAAGTAAATGATGCAATGACTGCATATGCATTAAATGCAAAAGCTGCAGGTAAGAGCCTAGAAGAGTATGCAACAACAGTTGCTGGTAAAAAAGAATTAGCAAGAATTGAAGCTGGAGCAAGAGCTGCAGGAATTAAAACTACAGCTGGAGAGGGAGCAAAACCTCAAACTGTAACATATAGCCCAACAAGCGGCTTAGTGGTGACTCCAGCAACTAAGGGTAAGTCTGCAGTAGATTCAGCTCTTTCACTAATTACAGATCCTAAGAACGGTATTGTTTCTGCCATAGCAGATGGACTAGAAAAAAATGGAATTCAGATGGGCTCTGGAGACATTATTATTAACGGTAAAAAAGTTGACATGGGCGCAAAGGGAACAGTTAATACAGAGTTTAAAGCATCCAGATCAAATCCTGGAGTACAATCATCAACTATTGGCACAGGATCCGCAGCTAAAACAATAATGACAATAGATTCAATGGCTTTATATAATCAAGGCATAAGTACTTCAATTGGAAGTGTGTTTACACAAGGTAAACAAAAGTATAGAATTACTGGAGTTGATAACCCATACCTTAGAACAATGAGGGTTGAAAAAGCTGGGTACGGAACAATGAAGCTTAATCCAAATATTCCTACAATCGTTGGAGACCGTGGTCCAGAAATGGCATTTGGAGGAATGATTATTCCTAACTTAGCAAATATACCATTCAGCTCTCCAAGATATGATGTGAATAAGGCCGCACTTCAAATTGGAAGCGTCAAGCAGCCATCATATGGTAATATTACATATGAACAACATATCCATGCATCAGATGGGATGAATGAAGCTCAGCTAATTAATTTAGCAAAAATTGCAGCTACAGATGTTTTGAGAGATGCAACAAAATCAACGCAATTAAGCGTAGGCGTTAATAAAAATATTAAAGTGAGGAAATCATGACAATAACTTTACCCGTAGGATCTGCGTTATATATTGATACATCCTCAACATCAACCCCAACGTGGCAAAAGCTTTCAGAGCACAATAGAGCGCCTATAAGTATGGACCCATATCGACATGAACAAACTCAAAGAATGGCAAACGGTTCTTTGCGTAAACTTTATATTGCAGACAAAAAAGCAATATCTACTTCATGGAGCACTCTTCCGTCTTACACAACAATGACTGTAGATGGCGGTTATGGAGCTGAAGATTTAAGAACTTTTTACTTGAACAAAGGTAAAGGTTCATTTAAGGTTAAGATCTCATACAATGGCGTTGCTGGTAGAGATGAAATTTTTACAGCATTTTTTGCATCATTTTCAATGACAATGACAAAAAGAAACGTTAAAGATCACGGCATAACAACTCCACAAGAATTTTGGGACGTCAGTATATCTTTGGAAGAGGTATAATGATATCTGTTAGCCAGTCAACGCTAGACGCTTTAAACCAATCAACAT